GCTTATGTATTCTTAGCACCAGCCATAGTTGCTGGAGTAATGACTCTAGGTGTAATGCAACAAATAATAAGAGCATTTGGTAGAGTAGAAGGATCAATGCAATATCTATTAAAAGCGTGGCCTACCATTATTGAATTAATAAGTGTTTTTAGGCGTTTAAGAGAATTTGAGGCTAAGTTAATAGAAGAAGAAAAAGTTACTAAAAAGATAATATGAAAACAATTTTAAATTTAATTATCCTTAATTTAATACAAATAATATTGACAGTAGCTACTATTTTCTTACTTGCTTCTTGTGCTAGAACATCTGAACCTGAAACATCACGGTGGATAACAGCATTAGAAACACTTAAACCAATAGAAGGATTCCATAGAGCTGGAATATTTACTATAAACGGAAAAATATATGTACAAAATTGTGATTCGGGAGGGAATCAAATATGGATGAGATATAATAAAAAAACTCATACATGGAGACAAAGTAGGTATAATTCTTTAGGATGTGTTAGAGGTGAAAATGCAGCGGGGCCAGATTCTAGTTAAATAAGAATATATAAATATAATTACAAGGAAAGATAATTATGGCGATACCTAGTAAAAAAGACCGTCCGGGTGACGGAAAGATAAATACAATAGATGAAATGATTCATGATAGTGAAGAAAAATTATGGGAAGGTGATCCAATGAAGGCTTTGATTTATGAAGGGACTGAACGACGCAAAAAGATGAATTTTTGGTCCCGGTTTATAATAACAATGTTTATTGTTATAACATTTTTGATTTTAGTATGGTTATTGTTTTTTGCCATACTGCCTGAAGAATCTCGCGATTTAATTAATATTTTGACAGGCGCGTATGTCGCGGTGCTGGCCAAGTCCACGGACTACTGGTTCAAAGAAAAAGATGATCCAGAACATAAAGAGATGGAACAATTTGAAAAATTAAATGGACACGGCGAATAGCTGAATTCATTTACAAATTTAATTCAAGAGAGAGATGGTTAGTAAAACTGAAAAGGATAGCTTGGAGACGCATGTAGATTTATGTGCGGAAAGGTATGCGCGGTTGGAAGAAAAATATGAAGAATTGAAAGAAACATTTAAAGAAGATAGATTAATAATACATGAAAGAATTGATAAGGTTAAAACAAGTATAGATGAAATGAGATCCTTATTTATTGAACAACATTTAAAACAAAATAGAATTATTATTACAAGTGCGGTCGCAATTATAATAGCACTACTCAGTGTGATATCAGCCGGCCACTTTTTTTAAAAAATAGGACCCCTATGTTGACATTTGGTGAACTTTCCAAAATAGACGAAGAGATATTAGAATTCATTGAAGAAGTAGAAGAAGTCAATATGCTAACTGATTTCTACGAATGGATTGAACTGGAAGATTTAGGACTCGGGGAAGACTTTTTAATTGAAAAAGAAAGTACTGCTAAGTATACCCAACGCATGAGAAAGATGGGTCGGCAAGCAAAAATAAGAAATAAAAGAACATCTTTTAAAATGAAAAAGAAAAGATCTCAATTAAGAAGAAAAACTGCAGATAAAATACGAACTTCCACTCGGACCAGAACTCAAAGACAAGTCATACCCCATGCTATAATGAAAGCAAAAGGGGCAGCTGGAATTAGAAAAAGAAAAATGTGGAAGGGAATGAAAGCAGCAATTATTAATAGAAAAATGAAACCAATGAGACGGCAGATTATAAGAGATGAACCTTCGCGAATAAAACAAGCACGAAAAAATATGACCATACATAAGAAATCTGGTCGGTAAGGAAATCAATGTCCCATGATATAAGGGTATGGAATTTTAGAAAAACGCGTCGGGCAATAAGAGAATCAAACGGAACAACAGTTAGAAAAGAAGTTCGTAAAACAAACGTTACATTTAGGCGCGATGAACATTGCAATATAACTCATGAACAATATATTAATTCCATTGATCCAAAACATTTCAAAAAAACTACAGACCCACATTCCAATACTCCATATGATTCCGCTGATTGGAAAAATATATTAAAATAGGTAATATATGGGCACTTCTTACCTGGGCAACCCAAAACTTAAATCATCCAATGTTCCAGTAGAATTTACTGAAGAACAATTATCTGAATATCTTAGATGTCACAATGACCCAGTTTATTTTATCTCAAAATATGTAAAAATCATTCACGTTGATCATGGTTTAGTAGATTTTAATCTATATCCTTTTCAAGAAAATATGGTTCGCACATTTCATGATAATCGTTTTGTGATATGCAAGATGCCCCGCCAATCAGGAAAATCAACAACCATCATAGCTTTCTTTTTACATTATATACTTTTTAACGAAAATGTTCAAGTAGGTATACTAGCCAATAAAGGATCTCTGGCTAGAGAATTATTAGACAGATTAAAATTATCATATGAAAATTTACCTATATGGATGCAACAAGGTATATTAGCTTGGAATAAAGGAAATATAGAATTAGAGAATGGTTCAAAAGTATTAGCAGCAGCCACATCTTCTTCAGCTGTCCGAGGTTCATCTTTTAATATTATTTTCTTAGATGAGTTTGCTCACGTTCCAAAAGAATTAGCTGAAGAATTTTTTACCTCGGTTTATCCTACTATTTCTTCCGGACAAACTACAAAAGTTTTTATAGTATCTACACCACTCGGTTTAAATCAATTTTATAAAATGTGGGTGGACTCTGAAGAAAAAAGAAGTAATTATATACCTATTGAAGTTCATTGGTCTGAAATTCCCGGCAGAGATCAGAAATGGAAAGAAGAGACCGTTCGCAATACAAGTGAAAGACAATTTTCACAAGAATTCGAAACTGAATTTATTGGTAGTACAAGAACATTAATAGCTGGTTCAAAATTAAGATCTATGCCATTTAAAACACCAGTCCATACCTATGAAAATTTAGACATATTTGAACAACCCGAACAAAAACATACTTATACAGTAGTAGTTGATACAGCCAAAGGTTTACAATTAGATTATTCTGCTTTCACTGTTATCGATAGCACAGGGCTGCCCTATAAGGTAGTTGCAAAATATAGAGATAATGAAATATCTCCCATGTTATATCCAAATTTTATTTACAAAGCCGCAAAACATTACAATAATGCATTTGTATTAGTAGAGGTTAATGATATAGGAGAACAAGTCGCAATGACTCTTCATCAAGATATGGAATATGAAAATATGTTAATGATGAATTGGAAAGGACGCGGCGGTCAGCAATTAGGTGGAGGATTTGGAAAAAATGCTCAATGGGGTGTAAGAACTACAAAACAAGTTAAACGCCTAGGATGTCAAACATTAAAAAATTTAATAGAAGAAGACAAACTTATAATTACAGATTATGATATAATATATGAACTTACATCTTTCTCGGCTAAAAAAGAATCATATGAAGCAGAAGAAGGACATCATGATGATTTAGTTATTACCCTTGTAATATTTGCATGGCTAACAAATCAGCAATATTTTAAAGAATTAACTGATTTTGATTTAAGAGAAAAGATGTATTCTGAAAAAATGAAAGAAATAGACGAATCTTATTTACCTTTCGGATTTATTGAAGATGGACTAGAACAGGAAACCATTATTGATAATAAAGGTCAGCAATGGACTGTTGAAAGAACTGATCGAATGTTAGAAGAATCTGGCCATAATGTATTCGGAGCATAAGAACAGGAAGTTTATAAATAATCATAGTAACTAATAGTACATGAACTTAATAAAATTTTCAGCGATTTACAGGAGAAGAAGATGGCATTTACAGTAAGTCCAGGAGTAGTTACTCGCGAAATAGATTTAACTACCATAGTACCTGAGACAGGAACAACTGCAGGTGCTTTTGCTGGGGCTTTTCGCTGGGGACCTATAGATAAAATTGTTAATGTAAGCAGTGAAGATCTACTGGTGGAAAACTTCCAGAAGCCTGACTCTTCAACATATCTAAGTTTTTTTTCAGCGGCGAATTTTTTAGCCTACGGACAAAATTTGAATGTTGTTTGAGTAGCAAATTCATCAGCATATAACGCAACTACAGATTCAGCAAACGCGGTTTTAATTAAAAGCGATGAATCTTATTATAATACATATTACTCAGAATATGGAGGATCTGGTTCTTCAAATGATTACGGAGAATTTGCATCTAAATTTGCCGGAGAATTAGGCAATTCACTGAAGGTATCTTTATGTGGTGCCGACATTGCCGCCGTCGGGCTCTCAGGAACTGTAACAATAGCTTTTGCTGCTCAAGAAGGAACAGTCACAGGAACATCAACAGCATTTACATCAGAATTACAAATAAGTGATGTTGTTCATATAGGTACTACCTTTTATCTTGTAACAGCAATTGGTACTGATTCAGGAATGACAGTTGTATCTTCACAAAATACCGATGTATCTAGTGCAGCAAGCCTTGTAAGAACTGTATCATCTCATTATAAAGCAGTAGGCCAAGATGCATTCGGCGCTATAATGGGAACCGTTCAAGTTTCTGACGCTGCAAGAAAAGTAATGACTGGAGTGGGAACATATTTTGATATACAACTAACAGTTGGAGACAAGGTAACTATTTCTGGTGAATCACTCGAAGTAGCTTCTATTACCAGTAATACATCGGCTACACTAGTCGATCCACTTTCTCCAAGTTCAGCCGCTCTTTCGACTGCAGTAAATTATCTCAGAGAATGGGAATTTGCGGGTAATTTCGATTATCCTCCAACTACCTCCGATTTTGCAACTCGCAGAGGTGTGACTAATGATGAAGTTCATGTAATAATAACAGACGAAGATGGAGAATGGACAGGTGCCAAAGGAACTGTTCTTGAAATTTTTCCAGCTTTGTCAGTAGCCAGCGACGGTAAATCTGAAGATGGTCAAGCGCTTTATTATAAAGAGGCAATTAATAGACGATCCAAATATATTTGGTGGATGAAACATCCTAACGGAACAGGTGCTGATACAGCTCCTAATACAGCTGCATGGGGCACATCTGCTAATGTTGCTTCTAAACCATCTTATACACAATCCAGAACTAATATCTCGGCTAGCATGACAGGTGGCGCAGACGGACAAGAATTATCTGACGCTAATATTATTTTGGGATATGATAAATTTAAATCAGCAGAAGATGTTGATGTTTCTTTGATCATAACTGGAGCTGTTTCTTCAGTTATTAATTCATATCTTATTAGTAATATTGCAGAAACGCGTAAAGATTGTATGGTCTTCGTTTCACCGGAACAATCAGATGTTGTTAATAATGAAGGAAATGAAGTAGATGCAGTTAATGATTTTAGAAATTTATTGCCAAGTTCATCTTATTCAGTTATAGATTGTGGTTGGAAATATCAATATGACAAGTATAATGATACTTTCAGATATGTTCCATTGAATCCGGATACTGCAGGATTAGTTGTACGAACTACTGTTGAAAGAGATTTTTTCTTCTCACCAGCGGGATTTAATAGAGGATCAGTTAAAAATGTTGCTAGGTTAGCATGGAATCCAAATAAAACACAAAGAGATTTACTTTATAAAAATGGTGTAAATCCGGTTGTTTCTTTTGCAGGACAAGGAACATTGTTATTTGGTGATAAAACTCTATTAGCTAAACCATCAGCATTTGATAGAATTAACGTCAGAAGGCTTTTTATTACATTAGAAAAGTCAATTGCAAATTTTGCTAGATTTTCAATGTTTGAATTCAATGATGATTTTACCAGATCCAGTTTTGTTTCTTCAGTTGAACCTTTTCTCAGAGATATTCAGGGACGAGGGGGTATAACAGATTTCGCAGTAGTTTGTGACGAATCTAATAATACTCAAGAGGTTATTGATCGAAATGAATTTATCGGTAGTATTTTTGTCAAACCAACTAAGAGTATTAACTTTGTATTGTTGAACTTCGTTGCTGTAAGAAGCGGTGTAGATTTTGAAGAAGTTGTAAACGCAGTATAAATAATATAAAATATCGTATAAATAACAATATAAATTATAATTAATATACGAAGGAAGAAAAAATGCCAGGATTTGTAGTAGACGGATCGGATTCTTTTATATCAAAATTGGCTGGAGGGGGTGCAAGAGCATCTTTATTTAACGCCAATCTTATCTTTATG